GTCCCGCAGCACAAGAAGTGTTGGCGCTCGCTGCTAATTCCTATCCGTGGTCGGCGTCGATAGGTGCCGAGATTCACCAGTTGGCGTTCATCGCGGCTGGGGAGAGCGTTGTTGTCAATGGTCGGAGGGTGTCTGGTCCGGCTTACCATGCGGTCAAATCTACTCTCAGAGAGATTTCAGTCGTTGCGGTTGGTGCTGATAGTTCCGCCTCGACTAGTGTCGCGGCAAGTGCAAAGGGAATCACAATGAACGATTTTGATCGCTGGTTGGTCGCGAACGGTTTCGACCCCAACACCGTCAGTGATTCTCAGCGCGCCATCCTGAAGGCGTCGTTCGAGGCGAGCAAGGCACCCGCTACCCCGCCACCGGCAACACCGCCAGCGCCAGCACCACAACTCGAACTCGACGCGATTATCGCGACTCGGCGCGCCGACCAACAGCGTCGAACTGAGATCGCGGCCTTGTACGAGAAGTACACGGAGAACCGGCCCGATTTCGTCGCGGAAGCGGAAAAGATTTGCAAACTCGCAAACAGCGGCGGCATGACCGCCAGCGAAACCGAACTCCAACTCCTACGAGCATCCCGCGTGAACGTGGACGTGCGCGGCTGGGTCGGTCACAACGGCGACAACGGCCAAATCAACGCCCCGGTGATGGAAGCGTCACTGCTCCGGTCGATGGGCTGGGACCGCGCCAAACTCGAAAAGCGATTCCCGGTCCCCGTACTCGAAGCTGCCGACCGCCAGTACCGTCACGGTTTGGAACTGTCGGAGACATTCCTCACGTTTGCGCGTAAGAACGGTCATCGCGGTTACACGCTGAACGCCAGCAACTTGGAAAGCGTGCTAAAGGCCGCATTCCACGAGGACATTCGCGCTGACGGGCCAAGCACGATCAGTCTGCCGGGCATTCTGTCGAACGTCTCCAACCTGAGCATCCAAGACCACTTCAACTCGGTCGATGCTGCGTGGCGGGAGATCGCGGCCATCGGCACGGTGAACGACTTCAAAGAGATGACTAGCTATTCGCTAACCGGTGACCTCACGTACGACCAGATCGCGCCGGGTGGCGAAATCAAGCACGGTAAGCTTGATGAGACCGAGTACGGCAACAAGGCCGATTCTTACGGCAAGATGCTCAGCGTCGACCGTCGCGACCTAATCAACGACAATCTCGGCGCGTTCAACGCAATCAATCGCAAACTCGGTCGCGGTGGCGCTCTCAAGTTGAACCTCGTCTTCTGGACGGAGTTGCTCGATAACACCGACTTCTTCAAGACAGCGAATGCCAACTACGACGCCGGTACCGACTCGGCGTTCGATAGCGATGGGCTGGAATCCGCCGACAACATCTTCCGCAACCAGACCGACCCGGACGGGAACCCGCTCGGCGCGCTGGCGAAGATTCTGCTGGTGCCGACTGGCCTCAGAATCCCGGCGCTGCGGCTGATGACCTCGCAGAAGGTGATGGAAGATTCGACGGCTGGCGATTCGAACCCGTGGGCGAACATGTTCCGGGTTGTGAGTTCACCGTACCTGACGAACGCGAACATCCCAGGATACAGCACCGTCAAGTGGTACTTGTTCGCCGATCCGAACGACCTGCCGGTCATTCAGGTGGTGTTCCTCAACGGCGTGCAGTTGCCGACTGTTGAGACCGTGCAGATGGACATCAACCGTCTCGGCATCACGCATCGCGCGGTGTTCGACTTCGGCGTGCGGAAACAAGAGTACCGTGGTGGCGTGGCGATGAAGGGCGAGAACTAAAACTAGCGCGGCGCGTGTCGGTCCCCGGTGGCATAAATTTCGGAGTGAGTTCAATGGGACAGTATCTTCAGCAGGCCGTCGACAAAGACTACACGCCATCTGGTGAAGATGTCGTCAGTGGCGACATCCGCCAGCATCCATCCGGCCTTGCTGGGATGGTCAACTGCGATACGGCAGACGGCGAGCTTGGATCATTGAAAGTCAGGGGCGTTGTTCGCCATTCCAAAGAGCCGGGTTTGGCGATGAGCGCCGGGATCGCGGCTTATTGGGACGAGTCGAGCGGCTACTTTACCGACGCGTCCACTGCAGGCGGTTACTACGCTGGCGTAGTTGATGCTGACGCTGCGTCTGGCGACGATGAAGTCGATGTCGATTTGAATGTGGTCCTTGGTCCATAACGAACGCTCTCGGTGATTCACTGCCCATCGGGATCGTCGCAACGCCACCCTCAGGGTGGCGTTGTTGCTAAGGGGATAGAGAATGAGCGTTTCGGCCACCATCCACATCGGCATCACCGTCCTCGAAACGCTAACCGCGAACGAGTCGCCACTATTCGACAGCACCGACGCACGCATCAAGTTTAGCTGCAAAGACAACCGCGTCATCGACGCCAACAGCGACCCCGACGCCACCATCCACTCTGACGGGCAGTTCGAACTCAGCCCCACCGATGGTGTCGCCACCATCGACTTCACAGACCTCACGCGTCGCGGTGGCAGTCCAATCGATTTGGTGGGCACACAACTTCGCGCGGTCTCGTTCAAGGCTCCATCCGAGAACGCGGGCGACATCACGATCACCGAGGGCGCGAGCAACGGTCTCGCTCTCTTTGGTGCTGGGTTCGTCGTGGTTGTCAAGCCGGGCCAGACGATTGCCATGAGTTTCGACGACGATGGGCCGATTGTGGCGTCTGGTGATCGGACGATTGACCTTGAGGGTACAGGCACGGATGTGTTGCAGATGATCGCCGTCGCGGGGTAAGCGCATGTTGCAGCAGGGCAGCGAGTGGTTGGCGCGCGTGAACGAGTCGAAGAACGGCACGCTCGTGACGTACACTCGCGGCGGTCAATCCATCGAAGACATGCCTGTCGTCCTTGGTCGCAACACTCCCACACAACTGCAAATCGCCGATGGCAAGGTAACGACGCAAGAGGACTTGCAAGACTTCCACATTCGGCCAGTGCGAGTGGATTTCGGCGACGGTCCGGTAGACCCGCAACGCGGGGACCGGATCACGCTAGAAGATGGTCGCGTTTACGAGGTCAGTGATCGGCTGGGGCTGGCGTGCGTTGAGCCGCTGGACCACTACCGATCGGTGCTAAGGGTTCGCACTACGAGGGTACCTAGCTAATGGCTTCGCGAATTATCGATTGTCGTGATGCGCTCCTCACGTTCATCGCCGATGTCGATGCTGAGGTAAAGCCCGCATACGCGTCGAAGGACACGCTGGACCTTCTCAACGGGAGAATGGTGCGGTGTTTCCCGGAAGTGTTGCTCGACGCGGAGCGATTGGCGCGGCGGCGCGTGACGAAGGAAATCAAACTCGCGCTCGTGGTGGAAGCGCTGTACACGGAACCCGCAGCGGCGGACGATGAGCCGGTCCCCGAGCCGTGGGTAAGTGAGCAGATCGAGTGGGTCGAGACGCAACTCTTTGATCGCGTCAACAACAAGGGTGTGCTAGAGAACGACCTCCTTGGGAATCGCTTCAGGATGATGAACTGCGAGTGGGCAGCGGTCTACGACGTGGATCGGCTCATCAATTCTAAACTCTTCTGGTCGTTGATCAATCTCACGTACCACGAGCAGGCTGTAGTCGGGTAGCGACTTATTCCCCCCGAGCAAAGTTAGGTTGGCACTAACTTGCGGGGAGAACTACCTTGAAACTGGGCATAGACGCAACCGCTTGGGTCAACACGGCAACATGGGACTCCCCCTCGTGGGCCGAGATGGACTTCATCGAAGACCTCGATGAGGCTACCGACTGGGACGTTGCCGAAATCAAGATTCGGCGCTCGCTCGTCAAACAAGGCGCGAAGACGATGGTAGACATCGGCGTCAGCGCCAAGATGCTCCGCGAACCAGACAACTCCACCTACCTCAGAATCCTCAACGCTCTCCGCACCCGCGACACCGTCGACGTCATGTTCCTTGACGGCGACATCGACGAAGACGGTGCCGAAGGAATCCGCTACATCGCACAAGTCGTCAGCGGTGGCGGGTCGCAGAACTCGTCAGACGCGCTGTACCGCGACATCGTCTTCAAGCCATTCCCAAGCGCTGACCCCGATGAAGTGCCGCAGTGGGCGTCCTACACGACCACGGGCGGGCTGGATTTCACGCCGATCACTCCCGAGGACTAAGGGGGAGTTGATGGCAGTCAACAAAGGTAAATCGTCCGCGCTGTCACGCATACACCGCAACTTCTTCGACGGCGCGGAAATTCTCAAACGCATGAGCAAAGCCGAGAAGCGGGCGCTGTCCAAGTTCGGCGCTTACACTCGTGCTACCGCTCGCCAATCTCTGAAGTACCGCATCAAGCCTAGCACCCCTGGCAACCCGCCGAGCGTGCATAAGGCTGGAATGCGACTCCGCAAGAACAAGAAGACGGGCATCACGAAGGCGAAACCATACTCGCCGCTGAAGGACTTCTTGTACTTCAGTTACGAGCCAAAGACTCACTCCGTTGTGATCGGCCCGGTGCTGCTTTCGTCGTCGAAGAGCAAGGCGCATCCGGCGACGGAGACGTTGGAGAAGTCTGGTCCCGCGACGATCACGGAACACTTGAAATCCGGTGGCGTGCGGAAGCACGTGGTGCACATCGAAGCGCGACCGTACATGGCACCGGCTTTCGCGAAGGAAATACCGAAGTTACCGGGGCTGTTTCGTGGGTCAATCTAAAGGGGGCAGTGACATGGTAGGCGGATTCAAAGACGCGACGGGCCACGAGTGGCAGTGGCCAACGATGAACTTGCGGAAGGTCAACTATCTGCGCGACCAGAAGGGCGTCAATCTCCGCACGCTCCTATCGCGCGATAACGAAGAAGCTGCGTTAAAGCTTACCGACGATGAATGCCTGTTCGATCTCTTCACGGACTTGTGCAAGGACGCCATCGCCGCGAGCGGTCTGTCGAGTGATGACCTGATGGACCGGTGGGATGAGACCACGGTGCCTGCCGCGCGGGAAGCGCTGATGGAGAGTTTTTTTACCTACTCCCAAGGGTCGAAGCAGGCAGCGTTGATCATGCAGAAGATTCGGGAAACCGAGAAATCCCCGAGTTAGACCAGCTCGGTTGGGAATGGGCTGGCGTGATCGGTGGCATCGACCCGATGGACTACTCCCTCAGAGAGTTGTGGTGGGCGATGCGGTC